TGCTGCTGACTCTGCTGACCTTGCTGCTGACTCATTAATTATATCAAACGGGACAACATAAAGATTCATGCATTGTTTTATTGAATCCTCAACCTGTTTATTTCCGTTTGAAAATTTTAACTGGTCTTTTAATAGTTCGTAGTTAAATCTAGACCTAACCATATTCATATCTAAACCAACAGGCAAAATCTCTATTGCGTTGTAAGGGAATTTTAAAAAGTCTTCTTTTGGTAGCCCTTCGTATATTTTTTCTGTTACATGTACATACCATAGAGGCAGACCATATTGCTCAGATGCCTTACTAAGGGTTTTCACACTGCTTTGAGTCATGCACCCGTAAAAACACCCTTTAAGACTCCCATTTTTAGCATAGTTATTTTCTAGCCATGTACCCCTAGTGTATGCATCAGCAATTTGGTGTTCTCTTGTGTATTTTAACAAACTGTTTTTCAATTCTTGTTCTCCGTAAAATGTTTTCATATTATTTTAATTTTTGATTATTAGTTCTCACTCTCATGTAGTAGTAGTACAATTCAGTACTGAATAAATAACTGTTCTTAGCCTCCCAGTCCAATAAATTGATAGACCTAACCCAACACTCAAAACTAAGCTCTTCTAACCCGTCTAATCTTCTACTCTTGTTGAACTTTTTATAGTCTTGTCTTAGCTTTGATTCTGCTAATTGTTTATGTGTTGGGTTTAGGCTTTTCATAATTTATTTGTTTTAGTTAGTCACTATACATATCCATCGCCATCGCCATATCCAGAGCCATATCCAGAGCCAGAGCCAGAGCCAGAGCCAGAGCCATAGCCATCGCCATCGCCATAGCCATCGCCATCTCCATCGCCAGAGCCATATCCAGAGCCATATCCAGAGCCAGAGCCATATCCAGAGCCATATCCAGAGCCAGAGCCAGAGCCATCGCCAGAGCCATAGCCAGAGCCATTCCAGTTTTCTTTAATATTAATGAGTTTCATGTGATTTTTTTTGACTAATTAATAAAGCTGCCTCCTTAGTGCATAAGGAAAGTGAGTAATCTTCAATTATGTATTTCTTTTCTACAGCGCACGAAACCTTACTATCATCACTTAAACCTGATTGGCTAACTCCTTCATACCATGCTACAGACTTGTCTTTAGGTTTGTGATAGTAAATCCTTCTCGCTTGAGATATTACACACCCTGTTTCGTCTGCCTGTTCAAGAATACCGAAGTTTATACCTTCATTTCTGGTTCTAACTATTACAGGCTCTCCAATAGGATATTTAATTCCTGATTTTTCTGTGCCACAAGTATTAAGAACATCTCTAAGCTTGTTAACTTGTTTTAGTGTTAAATTTTCAATTTTCATAATTTATTTGTTTTTATTTTGTTAGGTTAAAATGGGAGATCTGAGTCTTCAGGTATACAATTTTCAACTTTAAAAGAATCAAATTCAAACGATTTAGTTGTTGCTAAGACATAAGCTTTTCTGTTTAATTCTTTAGAAAGCCTTCTAGCTTCTGTTTCTGCTGATTCAATTGATTCATGCTTATATGTAGGTGAATTGCTGTTATCTACATACACCATATAAAATTTATTTTTCATAGCTTATTTTTTTAAAATGGTAGATCATCTTCGCCTTCAGTAATAGGCACAGCATCATGCGGAATCGCCTTATTTATTTTAGAGCCACAAAACTCAAAAGAATGAATATTAACATTAGTATATTCCTTGTCTTCAGATTTTGAATAGTTAATAGACCCTTCTATTAAAATCTCTTCACCTTTAGTAAAATGCTTGATTATTATCTCAGCAGTCTTTTTGAAAGCTGTACACCTATGCCAATTCGTTTTAGGCTTATCTTTTGTCCCGTCATTAGTGGCAATTGAGAAGTTACATATTATTATTCCGTCACCTACTACTTTTGATACTGGGTCTTGTCCTATTCTTCCTTTTAGAATTATTTTATTCATTTCTCTATTTGTTTAATTATTAATTTTACTTTTTCAATTACTTCATTCATCACTAATTCAATGCCTTTGATTGTGTCTTCACACCTTTCAATCTTAGTTATTGATAGTTGAAGCCCTTCTATAAGGTCGGGATCGTAAGTAACAAACTCACAATACTTTCTTCCTGTAATCCATAAATACCCTTGTATTTGAAAATAATGTTCAGGATTGTAAAGCCTACCTGTGATTAAAGTTTGTAAGTGGTTTCCACCATTCCAAGGACATTTAACCTCAATTATACCGTCTTTATCAATCAAACCGTCAGGCGTACCACCTACCCAATCATTTAATGAGATATATTCTTGACTATAAATAACCTTGTTACCTGTTTTTTCTTGATATTTTAGAATAGCCTCTCCCTCGTAATCGTTACCATGATTCATTGATTGACTTGATACCGAAAGCCTGCCAAGGCCATTAGAAATATTACCCTGTTTCAACATTCTTTCCCATGCAATTTTATAAATCAAATCGCTTGCAACTTTTCCAGTACTTAAAAAGAATTTATCTCCTTTACCTTTTACTAGTTTTCCAAAGTTTGAACCTGTTAAATTTCCAAGTCTTTTAATCCTCCAATCCATTTCCAAATTATCAGTATCTAAAACCTCAATATGCTCTTCATGTGGTAAATCATTACCTATTTCGTCTAACCAATTCATATTATTTAATTGTTTCGTCTGATTTTGAATTTAAATGAGAGCCAAATAGTTTCCCTATTTTTTTAGCTGCGTTATTAATGGCGTAACTTAAAGCTGCTGGAACATTTTTATGTAGTCCTTTAGAAGTTATTCTTTCAAAATCTAAAGGACTCCTAGCGCCTTCACTTATAATTGCCCCTGTCACTTTGTCTTTCTTTGTAGATTCTAATTCAATTGGCACGGCGCCAACTCCCGCAAAACTCAACCATTGATTAATTAACGGGTTAAAAACCCTAAGATTCACACTTATAACAACTGAGTTGCCTAATATTTTTGGCTCTCCAACTTGTATTACTTCCCAGAACGGGAATACACCGCCCAATAATTCTTCAACTATTCTTATAGGGATATATTTTGCATTCTGTGAATAAGGATTTGTTTTAATCCATTCCTTTCTAGGATTAGTATTTATTAAGGCCTTATAAGATTGCAGATCACTATACTTAACCTCTCCTGTTTTAATATTAACAGGGAATAAATCCACTGACTCTAAATTATTTTCCATTACTTTGCTTTTAAATATTTACCCATTCACCGTCTATTACTCTAGACTTAAAACAGGCTTTAATTACTCTTTTTGTGTATTCACTTTCTTCAACCTCTTTAGCTTTGTCCTTAACGTTATTACTAAGCCACTCTAAAAGATTCTTCCTTTCAGATTGTGGTAGTTCTATTATTAATGGATATAAAGCTTGAGCGGTCATTGGTTATTTATTGTTCATCTCATTAAATCTCTTAACAAATCTTTTACACTTATTAATCATTTTATTATTCAGATTTGAATTTTCAACTGCAAGAACTATCAATCTAGGTATAGCAACACTATTTTCTTTATTTATCTTAAAATCTTCATCATTAAGTATTGCTTGGACTGAGTGTATTGATCCACCAGTTTCTAAACAAATTCCTTTTCTGTTTTTTACAGAGGTGTACATCTTGATCATGTCTGAATAATCACTATCAAGCGGTTTGTTATAATCTTTTTCTGTAAACATTTTATATTGATTTTTTAATTATTATTTCTTTTTGGTATTCTATGATTGAACAAGCTTCATGTAACAAGCTCATTAAGTGGTTTTCAAAACTTCCTTCATGACCACTAGCTAGCAATACAGAAATATTGGCGCCGTCACTTTTATTCTCATCAGAACAATTACTTAACATCTCTTTAAAATCTTCAATTATCTGGCTCATGGTCTTAGTTTTTGGTGAATTGTTTTTTTAATAGTATCCTCTAAATTCTGTGGCAAAACCATATCAGTTGAATCGCCATTAGAGAATCCAAACATAAAAGAGTCAAACTCTATTTTATCAGATAAATAATGAAGGTCTATATCAGAGACAATCCAAAACGAACCATAGCTTTCAGTCTTAACCTCAAAATCTAACTCACATATACACCTAGAATCTTCATCTAGTGTAATATTTATAAAGTCCATATTTTCAATTATTTCTGTTGTTATATTATTTAGTAAGTCCATTTTTATATATTTACAATGTTTGGTTGAACAAATATAAGGACTTTATTAGAACAAACAAAACTTTTTTAGGACTTTTTTAGAAAAAAAATGAAACTTTTTATATTTAACTATGTAATATATAGGCATGAACAGAACAGTTTTACAAGAAATAGCAGAAAAATTAAATGTTAGATTCCCAGTAGCCACATGGACTAGAGAGCTTGGGTTTTCTAAAAGTGTTGTAAGCAAGTATTACAATTCAGAAAAAAGGCCTAGTGAAAATTTTATAAAGAAAATAGAATCTTTATATAATATAAACTACAACGACTTCGAGAAAAGTTCGAAAAAAGTACTAGAAACAACCGAAACAAAATCAATAGATGAAATAATGGATGCTAAAATTGAAAAGGCGTTAAAACCAATAAAAGATGATATACAAACTTTAAAGGATGCTCAATTTAAACTTTATACAACTAACTTAGATAGATTAAGTGAGAAGTTGGATAAAATAACAGGCAATGATAATAAGGAGTCAGGCCAAGGCTAATATTTTATTGGTGGCATATATTTGTATTGTTAATATTTCTGACATATAAATTTCAATACTACTATTTGAATTTTTAGCGTAATTAAGCGTAACAATATTTATACTCCTATATTTTAAGCAGAAAGAATCTAAATCTTTTATAGTATCGTTGTGGATCATGTGTATAAATACCACGAAGTAATCATATAACTCCTTTTGTTGACCCTTTTTTGAGTTTGATAAGGATTCAATGTCCTTTATAAATACGCCCTTACCGCCGTATTCATTTATTAGATAGATAATTTCTTGTTTAAGATTCATAATGGATTCATCTTAAATAGATTGAGGACTATAATAAGAAGTTTAGCAAGGTACGTATAAAACCGAAAAAAAGAATTTTAAGCGTACAGGAAAAACCCTATTTTAACATAGGAAAAACCCTGAAAAATACAATATTATTTGTTTTTTGATTATTATTGTGTAAAAAAGATGAGAGAAAGCGATTTAAATACTTTAATAGTTTTAGGTGCTATTTTAAACTTAGTGTTAGTAATATTCTTCTTTGTATTAGTTGTGTCTAATGTAAGAATGAAAAAATCAATTGATAAAATAACTCTAATAATGAAAGACATACACAAATCTAAATTTCCAGACCATTATTGGTATAAAAAATAAAATTATGAAAAAAATAAAATTGATAGTAATAAGCTTTTTAGTTTTAATTAGTTGTAATAAGGTTAAAAGTTGGGATTGCACAATTGAGTCAACAACTACAGGTGTAAACTCTGTACCTTCTTTGAATACAACAAAAACAAGTGTAGTTCATTTTTCTGGTACAAAGAAAGAAGCTAAGAAGTACGAAGAGGACAATACAAAAGTTATTGACGTTGCTGGACTTTCTTTACCTGAAGATAGTGACGCGAAAATTTCTTTTGTTACAACGTGTTCAAAAAAATAAAAGCACCTACCGCTAAATAAGTGCTTTTACTAATACTCAAATCTATGAAAGTGAATTTAAAAATTTAAAAGCTAGGTAATGAATCTAACAAATAATTAATCCAAATATATAGATAATTTATATATAATCCTAATTCTTATTGATAAAACTTATAAGTAAGCTGCATAGTTTTTTGTATAGTTTTTTGTTTTAATCAAGTGCTACAACCCTAGTAAATAGGTTTAAAAAATGTGCTTAGTTAATTCATAACCCTGAGGTCGGGAGTTCAAATCTCCCTCTCGCCACAAAGCAGGAAGTCAATAAGAATGGGACTTAACAAACCTTTTCTTATGACTTCAATGACAGAACACCTCAAATTGAATAGTAAATTGTATAGTGTGAAAAAATGGAATAAACCTATCATATATCACGGGGGCGAATCTTTCGATTTAGAAAAACGTTGGTATGTTTACTATAGGTTTGAAGATCCAGAAACAGGCAAAAAAGAACAGCAAGACCCTGTATATTTAAATATAAATTCAGCTTACAAAACTGTCCCAACACGCTTAAAAGCTATAAAAAAGCTAAGAAATGAAATAGAACGTCAGTTAAAAAAAGGGTTTAGCCCATACAAAGCGTCCCCAAAGAAAGCATCAAAGTATCAAGCTGGATCATGTTTAGACGAAGCACTTTCTTATAAGTGTAAAACTGTTAGGCCAGCAACCAAAAAAGATTATAGTATAAGAATAGAAGCGTTTAAAAAATTCCTTGAGAAAAAAGGAAGATTACAATCCGATATAAAAACGATAGACAAAAGAGTTGTTGACCAGTTTCTAGAAAAAGTACTAACAGATTCAAGCGCACGAAATAGAAATAATGCTAAAGCCGCATTAAGTAGTATTTTCACAACGCTTGTGGAAAAGGATTATATTGACAATAATTTCATCATTGGGATTAAGAATATTAAAACTACTGCATCAAAGCACGAATCTTATACTCAAGAAGAAATAAGTAAAATACATTCTTACCTCGAGTTGAATGACCCATTAATTCTTTTATATGTGAAGTTTGTTTCCTACAATATGCTTCGACCTGTAGAAGTTTGCCGACTAAAAATGAAGGATATTGATTTTGATAGAAAGGTGCTTCATGTTTCAGTAAAAAACGAATCATTTGTAAAGACTAAAATAATCCCTAGTATTCTATTTAAAGAAATCGAACACTTAAAAGGTAGTAATCCCGAACATTATTTATTTACTCCTGAAGGTGTAGGTGAATGGGATTCAAAAGAAATGACAAGACGGCAATATATGACAAAACGGTATATTAAGCATATTAAAAAACTTGGTTTCGGTAATACTTACGACATCTATTCATTTAGACATACATTCATAACTAAAGTTTACAAACAGCTTTCTAAGGAATTTACAACTACTGAGGTTTTAGACAAATTAATGTTAATTACAGGTCACAATTCAGTTTCAGCACTTAAATTGTATTTGAGAAAAATAGGATCGGTTTTACCAGAGGATTACTCTAGATATTTGTGATAAGAGGTGCATATACTTGCTTGTTACGTGGTGTCGCTATCGCGCCATCACATAACAACCACTAAAAGTCATGTTGTGTGTAATGCTAAATTGGTTCATTACAATAACTTTTATCTATAAACATAGCGTCTGTAACTCGCCATTTACCCATAAAATTAGGGTTGTTACTTTCCATTACTTCTAACTTAGTTCCTTTCTTAAAGAATCTATGTCCTTCTTTAATAACTTCTACAGTATATATTTCTTGTCCTTCTGGCTGTGAGTTTCCCCATTTATTTAGTCGCATATCAATAATTTTATTAGTTAATTAATCCGCACTACACTAAATAAAATCAATGCTGCGCACGTGTTTTTATTATTTTCGTCACCCCCTACTCAACACACTATTAAGATCAACAATAAACATTTTAGCGTCGTTGATTCTTATTTTGTGAATCGATTTCATAGTTTCAGCTTCTTCATTTTCCATTGATATCTGGGCTAAAGAAATCACTTCTTCGTACTTTCTAATTAGTTCTTCAATTCTATCTTTCATACAACAAAGATACGAAAACATTTGACATAAACAAACTATTTCAAAACTTTTCTTTGGTTTTTGTTGTTTTATTGTGGAATTGTTGTATATTTGTGTCTAACGTGCGAGTGTATGAAAAGTAATATTACGGATTTAAAAAACTAAATAATATGATACAAACAGGATTTAATGCAATGGGCTTACCCGTGCCAAGTAACCGTCTAAATAACGCTTACAAAACGGTAAAGCAAATGATGCCACAAATAAGCAATGAACTTGCTCAATCAATAGTTGGTAAATGTGCTGAAATGGTAAAGAGAGACGAATGTTTTGGAATAGTAGGTGCGGTTGAAGGTTTAGACGAAGACTTAAAAACTATTGATTTAACAGGTAGGTATAGGTTACTTGCGGTGTTACTCACAGACGCTTAGTAATATTATTTTTTATACACATTGTTACCAATAGTACGGATTAAATAGTAATAACTTAATAAATAGAATAAAATGGAAACGATATTAAAAATAGAAGAAACAACCTTTGACGGTAAAGATGGATTTGTAATAACAACAAGCGAGCAATCAATAAAATTAGGTATTGATAATGGACAAAGTTGTTGTGAAAATTGGGGTTACTTTATGAGTGAAGATGATACAAGTGATTTTATTGGTTCTAAACTAATAGATGTAAAAATTACAGATACATTACTTAAACCAAATGACGAGTTTGATGTAAACGATATGTATGAAGGTGATGTAATGTTTGTAAACGTAGAAACCGACAAAGGTTTGTTGCAGTTTGTTGCTTACAATGAACACAATGGTTATTACGGACACGAAGCCTGTGTAATAAGCAAACAACTTAATGAAAGCGAGCACCTTTAGTATTATTGGTAACGTGCGCCCCGCTAAAATTTGTGTTGTTACAGATAATGATAATTATCTGTAACGTACTTGTGTATGGATAGTTGCGACTTAAAAGAACAAAATTTATAAATATGGACAGACCAAAATTAAAAGACTTTAGCAAAGGAACGCTTAAAGCATTGAATGAATACCAAATTGCATTGATAGAATGGGCTTGGTGGGCAGAAGATAGATTAGAAGAACTTAACAAGCAATTATCTATACACGGTGTTGTACATTGGGTTGCGGTTGAAGATGAAATCAACCCAAACACAGATGTTGAGCTTCTAATAAAAGACGAAAAAGGTAAAATAAGAATAGCTGTTTTTAGTAGTTGGGATTTTAAATTTTATGATAACAAAGAGCGAAACAACAGCCTTCAACAATATGCCAAATATTACACAAGTATGCACTCACTTTAGCAACCTTGTGTACGTACGCCATTAATAAAATGACGTTTTAATGCATTTTAAACATTGTTGTAAATCTTTTAAATACAGAATATGGAACACGAACTTAAAACATTACCTCAGTACTTTTGGGAGGTATGGAAAGGTAACAAAACCTTTGAAATTAGAAAGGATGACAGAGATTATAAAGTAGGAGATAAATTAAGGCTACTTGAATTTAACTATGTAAAATTAACAGGCAGAGAATGTAATAGAACAATTACTTACATACTTAGAGATTGCGAAAAATACGGACTGAAAGAAGGTTTTGTGATTTTAGGAATGAAGTAGTATTTAATTGTTTACAACAAGCAAGCGGAGCGGGGCGCACGTTCATGTGGCGAGCGAAGCGCTGCCACATGAACGGAATTGGTATAAGACAAGGTTTTTAACGGATTAAAAGAACGAAATTATGGACTATTTACAAAAATGGTGGGAAGAAAAATACCCAAATGCAGGTGTTAAAGAAGTGAAAAATGTTAGCGAAGGTGTATTAGATTTAGAGCATTTAATTGACTTTGAACAATGGTTAGTTAAAAACTTTGATTTATACCGTGTTAGCGGTAGTTGCCCGATTGAAGCAATCATGCACTATGACAAGCTAATAAAAACTAAACTAGAACGAACCTTTGAACCATTACGAGACCACGGAATACATGCGGAATTTTGCGACAAGATAAATGACTTGAGAGAGGAAGCTAAAAGCAATTACCGCTAACGGACGAGTGTATGATATGTTGCGTGTAGATACGCAGAAACTTTGAGTAATAACAGAAACAAAATAAATATTAATAGACCTTTGAAATAGTAGTAAATAGCAATGGATTATACACATTGTTACCATTAGTACGACTTAAAGGCACAAACCTGAATAAAAATGGAAACATTAACGATTAGAGAATTAATAAATGCAGTAAAAAATTGCGGAATTAAAAAAGAAGATGGTGGTTACAAAGCTGTAGTGTTTGACTTCTGCACCGCCATACCAACGAATTTTGATAGTTGGCGTGGTAGTTACGACTTACTTGCTTTAAACTATAAATTAACAGGTAGGGATGACTATGAAGGATTGCAAGAAATGAGAGCCAACGACTTTGTGGATATGTGCGAAAGATCAATAGGTGGGGAATTTACAGGATATAAAGGCGGTGAGTATATTATGAATGACCATACCGCAGTTTGGGTTGATAATTACGGTTCTTTTACTGAAACTGGATTAGTTGGTGTAAAAAGTGATGATTACTGCATTTACCTAAAAACAGCCAGAACTGAGTATTAATGGTAACTACCTGATAAAACAACTATAACTGATAATCAATAAGTTAAAAACCAACAACATCGTTTTTAGACATAATCTGTAATACAGAATTTGTGACATATAAGGTGTTAAAATGAATATATTTAATGAAAAGAGCAGAAACAAGAATTGATATACTAATGGCTGAAAGAGGCTACACGACAGATATAGAATTAGCTAATAAAATGGGTTGGTCTAAAGCTGTTGTTTCCTATAGAATCAATAAAAACGCTAATATCACAATGAAAACAATTGAAGAATTAGCAGATCATTTCGGTGTTCACATCGTTGAAATGTTTAGGCCAGATAAAGGGAATAATTGTGATAGAGTTGAACATGTAAAATTTTAGCTTATGCAAGCTAAGATAGAACGAATAATATATAATTGGCTTGAGAATATACCCGAAGACACACACGAGGAATATTTAAGTAAAATAAGTGATTACAAAGAGATAATTGATAAAACACCAAACAAGTTTTTAAAATTTCACTTAGATGACTGCATTAAAAAAGAGCGTTACGAACTAGCACAATACATAAAAGATAAAGCGATAAGTAGAGAGTTTAACCTTAGCGGTGCATAACGGTTAGGTGTAATATTAGTAAAGCGTATAAATAACACAAAATTAGAAATTATGAAATGGATTAAATTAACAGAACGGTTGCCAAACGAAAAAGAGCAACAAAATAATTGGAAGTTTTTAGTAGGTAATAAAGATGATGATTGGACTGACACAGCTTATTATAACCCAAAAGATAAAGACGACACTTGGAATAATGGAGAATGCACCGTTTTACCCACTCATTGGCAACCCTTAATTAAAGCACCTAAATAGCTTTATTAATTTTATACCATGTTGTAAAATCGTTTTAATGTTTTACAACACCAAGCTAAATTTTCGTTTTAATGGCGTTATTTTTTATTAAACCAGCCTTTCCACCATTTATTTTTCACCGAGCAATCTAGTTTTGTCCTTTGAACCTTTAGAGCTTCCAAAATAATAGTTAAATATAGACAATGCGACACCTTCAATTATACCAAGTAAGTGAATTAACAACTTATTCTCTTGTAATGAGGGTTTGTAAACAATTGAGATAACAACGAAAACCAGTAAACCAAGGCCAATTATGCCTGTGGCTTTCATCATGTAATCCTTTTTGTTAGCTTTAGCTATTTCTATCTCACGGTTCCTTGCCGAATCCCTGTCTTTAACTTCAAGTTCCAAACATTTATACTCAAAATCCATCTTTGCAGAAAACATTTGTAAGTCTTCTGGTGACATATCTTCTTTACCTTGAATAAGCTTACCTAAGCCCTCTAAAGATTCACGACCAGTTAAGTCACCTAAAACCTCTAAACCTTTGCCTGCAAGCTCTGGGAACTTATTTTTAAGCCATCCGAATATTGGTCTGTCTTTTAGTTTTTGCTTACTCATACCTTTATAAGTTCAAAATGTGGTCTATCATCAAAAGATTGATCGTGTAGAATAACACCGTCCATATCCCAGTTACCGCCCCATCTAATTCTATGAGATATTTCACCCTGCTTTAAAAGTATTTCTGAACAAGCATGAATAACACCTGCTAAATAACTCAACTCTTCATTGCTCCACTTTGCTTTTCCATTAATAAATGGGAATATATCAGCGGCTAAAGAAGGACTGTAATTATGTTTACCTTTTCGAGTTACACCATCAATTTTACTCTTGCCTTCTCTAAAGTATTTTAATTGTAATTCTAATGATCTGTGACCTTCAGCTATTCCAAAATCCATTTGACTAACCGATAACGCTAAATTCATTATTTTGATTAAATCCTTATGACAGGTTGCTAATCTTTTTTTACTAGTTCTTCCGAATATATAACCCATAATTAATACCTTTTAATTGTTGCCTTTCTGTAATCTTCCAGCTTTAAAACTGTAAACTCTTCTTTATTTAATTTTTCTGAACTATCGGTGCTCAATACTTTTAATTTAATCCCTTTATAGTCGTCGAAATTCTTAAGATTATAATCATCTACTATAATAGGGTTAGCAAGCATTAATTCTTCATGTATTAAGTCTGACACTTTGGAAGGTAAAAAGTCAAGCCTTAAATCCCAGTTTTTAAATGTTCCGATTTGTATTTGTAAGTTCTCTCGTCTACTGCTTTGTACTGAATCTTCTATTATTGTTCTAGATGGATTTGACAGTTTACCGTATGTTCTTATTTGATATTTCCCAAACACTGAATTGTTTCCGCTTAAACTAGTCCAATCAAAACCATCTTCAATTGCTCCTTTCTGATTTGCATTTATTCGTACAGTTCCATCTGCTAGAACACAATCAAATGGCATCAAGTCAAAACAAGGCGAATCCTCATCTAATTTAACTTTATTCAAAGTATTGCTAACCTTGAAATTAAATTTATATGATCCGTAGCCTCTTAATGCTGATATTTTTTGCCAATCTGCGACAAATCCCCAAACATTAGGGTTTAAATTTATAGTTCCAATAGCTGCGTAATCTCCATAAGTTGAATCTATAATTTCGTACGCTTCACCTGTATCTATTTTTGTAAGGGTCGCTGCCACTGTATAACCATTAGGCACAAATAAAGTGAAATTGAAGAAATCATTTTTAAATTTATCTAAAGGATTAAGTAAATCAGAAAATGCGGGTAAATTTAAGGCGCATTGACCAAGACAACATATATCAGAGGCTTGTATATATCCTTTTGTTGCTAAAATAGTGTCTTTAGTATGCAAATATTCTAAAGGTGCTAAATCTGATGCTGTAGGTGTTAGTGTTATCATTTTCTATTCCAAAGTTTACCGTATACATTATATTGAATCCCTGCCGTTAAATTGTTTCTGTTTGTTAGACAACTTAAAACAACGCTATTATTTGTGCTTAATATGGTTACTAATCCTGTAGTGTTTAATGATTGTAATTTATTATCTTGAGCCTCCCAATCTCTTTGAGTTGACAAATAGCTAGGAGGTGCTGAATTTTGATCTTGCTCAATCCATATTACTCCTTCTAAATCTTCACTAGGCAATAATCCTAATGCGTGAACGAAATCTATTTCAATTTTAACGTTCTCTGACTCAAAAAGGTTGTCAGTTAAATCATTACTTTCGTCGTAATATCTAAATATCGAACTTGTAACCCATGTTGCAGAATCAAACTCTAAAACTGTTGATACATCTGATTCAATTGAATACAGCGTGCTGTTGGTTTGCTGCGAATTACCTATCTCAACTTCAAAAACACCATAAACATCATAATTGTTAATATTTGAGTAGTTTGATGTTTTATTGTTCAGGTTATTGTTAGGTTGCAAAGTGTTATAAAAAATATTGTTTACGTTCAAATTCTCTTCCCATTCTCGCCATGGTGTTTGAAATCCAAATTCAAAACAGGCTCTTTGATTCTCAATTGGCATTCTAGTAACTGCGTTTAAATCGCATTTAACTCTATTTAAAGGGTCGGTTGAAGGGAGGTTAAGATTGTTTTGATAATCTAGATTTAGTATTTGGTATTGTACAACTGGTGGGAAGTCTAAACTCACCAATTGGGGTTGACCAATATTTATTTCTTTTACATATAATTCAAATGAATCTGTTGCTGATCGTGCGATTATTCTAAATTTAGCTGAGTTTATTACTGGTTTTAATGTTCTCACCATATCAAAACAAACTTTGCAACCCCACAAATCGCCATCACCACCCGAAAAGTTTGAGTAATTATCAGAAGTATTTGCTGCGTAGTCAGGATAAAAGTTTAATGTGTGATTATCTATCAACCCTGCTATGTCCGTGTTTTTTGTATAAGAGTCAACCGAAACTATTTTATTCACCTTGTCTGTTTGATAAGGGAGGCTTATATCTGTTCCCGCAACTGTTACAAATAGAGCATAATTAGAAGTGTCAAATATAATATTTTGTTGTGCAGTGGTAAAGTTAATATCAACAGTAACTGTAACTATAGAGGTATCAACATCTAAAGTTATTTCATATTGATCTATTACTTGCATTGAGCTTTGCGGAGGTATTGCGCCGCCAATTGCTGCTCTTGAGTTATCGTATACCCAAACATTTCCATACTCATCTGCTTGATTAGTGTATTCTGCTGCTGTCGGTAGTTTTGTGTGATAAAAAATAATATCTTCAGTGCCTAACCAATTGCCGTTATTCTTTTTAATTTTAAAAGATATTGAATTACTTACTGTAACCTCAATTTTACCTGTGTTTAGCTGATTGATAACTTCATAATCTTGTATTGTATAGTTATCAATTGGCTGATCAAAATACTTGACATTACCATTCTGGCCTAGATTAACATAAATAGTATTATAACTACCATTGTTGCCAAATTCATAACGGTTAATGTATTTAAGTGAATTACTTGAAATTAAATTGGCTGGTGGTAGGCTGTTTTCAATGTTTGGCAATTCTCCTGCTTTATAGTAAGGGATTATAAATTCATGCTCAATTTGATATTGGTGAAAATAATCCTGTGTTGTGCCAACAAATGTAGATTTAACTGTTCCGTATTTATACCCGTTTAGCCCTCCAATAAAGTCCATTGTGGAGAATATAGGTGCATTATTCATTACTTGAATGTTATACCCTTGCTCAACAGCTCCTAAAGGACTGGTGTAGTTTTCAGCACTAGAATTATTGGGTACAAGTCCGTAAAAGTAATTTAAACTTAATGGTCTACTCGTTTTTTTAATAACAAAACTAATTTTAGTTGTTGGCGCAGTTAAGCCTAAAGCAATTAAACTATTATAATCTGCCTGACTAAAAAACAGCTTATTATTATTTGCACCGCTAATAGCTACGATTGTTATATTAGCTAAGGTATTTCCAACTGCGCCTCCATCCCATTCTAAAGTAAAAACATCATTTACAGCAAGTCCCTCACTAATGAAATCAATAGTACCAATTAAAAAGCCTTGTGAAGAAGGACTATCAAAACTTACAGTATCAAATGTTAAAGGAATACTTTCTGATTCGTTCACAATTGTTCCAAGCTGAATATCTTCAATTAATTTAATTTTTTCACCTGAACCACCAACTAAAATAGATGTGAACTCAGTTAAATTATCAGTAAATAATAAGTTATTTCTAAGCTGATTGTAAAACTTCCTCGATATAATATTAAAGTTATTAGCCATTGTTTTTTAAATATTTTTCTTTTAGAAATTGTGCCTCTTCATATCTTTTATTATTAAACAGCTCAAAATATTTACTGCTAAATTCTTTGTAGTTTTTTAACTGTTCTGGATTTAATTCAGTCTCTATGCTTTTTTGAGCTTCCTTTATAGCTTTATTTGCATTATTAATAACACTTGATAAACTTTTTGTTGCTTCCTTTACACTCATAATATTTCCTCTTTTACACCTATTAACCAATTTTTTTGTAGCCAATAATCAACTGTTGCAAAGTCTCCTTTTGAATCCCAATCTATCTTAGTGAACTCCCCTTTTACGCCTTGCTGCGTTGTGAATGACGGGTTGTTTAATAACAATGAAAAGTCGTCTATGTTCATTGGAATTTTAACCGTTGGCATTATCTCCTTTGCGTTAGTATCACTTAAATTGTTCGGGTTTCTTACCCCTCCCACAAACGAATCGTAATAATGTCTGTTTTGATATATTGCTTTTGCGCCTATTTTTTCGTTGAAGTTTTCTGGTATTTTCCCGTTTTCTAAATAAACTAATTTAGGTGTGGAAAAGAAGTGATTCTCTACCTTCATTGAGCCGTCACGATTTGCTGTGAAAAGTGATAGAGTATCTAGTATTGGAAATGCTTCATTTACTGATCCGAAAGCAGATTCAATAATTAATTTCCATTGTTCTAATCCATCACTTAAAGAGAAAAACAAATCAACTAAATCATCAATAGTATCTTTTCTAACGCATAATGCATAGGGAATTTTTATATCTTGAGGCTTGCCTATATTAACTTTTCTATTGTCTGCATTTCCTATAACAGATCGTTGTGCTACACTTATCCTGTCTCCGTTTGTATCTGTTGCAAATCTTTGAATAGTCCAGTAATCACTATCATCTGTTGCGTACTCAACCGTCGTGCTAGAATACAATTCGTTAAAATTAAACGTTTTTGTTCCATTACTTGTAAATACAGAATCTTCAATTATAACATCAGGAAAAATGAAACCTGACGTACTTGACCAGTAAGGATCGTTTTTAGGTTTGATATGTATTGTATTACCTACTACGGCTATTCTAGCATTGCCTAGTTTACGGCATAATTCAAATAAATCCTTTAAGTTGTAACCAAAATCACTAGGCTTTAGTATCCCTTTAGATAATGGATTAGGAAACTCTGAGCCAATTTCATCATTTTTAGACGGGCACAATCCAATACCGCTTAATTCTGTCCAGACATTACCAAAATCAACACTATAACCTAAATACGCACAAGCTTTTTCAACATAGTTTTTTAGTGCTATTCCTGAATGATATCTAATTGGTGGAAAAAAGGCATCTCTAATTTCAGATAATAAGTTGGTTAATTGAATGAATAAAAGTCCTAAATTTGCAACAGTTGTTACTAGGTTTGCAGTTGCTTGAACAATACCAAAACTTGTAAGGTCAGAAGCGATATTTATTATTTTAAACACTTCATCAACCCCTGTTTTTATAATAACATAGAATTGGGCTAATAGTTGTAATCTTTCTAAAACAGTTTTTCGGTTTTCAATTACATATGGTATTTGAATAAAATCATCAAAAGTAAAAGCGTTTTTTAAATCTAAAAGCCCCATTGTGACATCTTCACCATTTAAATCAAGTAGAGAATCAAGCGATTTATCTTGAAGCATTCCTACTTCAGTTTCAACACCACTTTTATAAACTAAAGTTGAATAATCAGCGAAAAAATCAAAAGCGAATGCTGTATTTCCGTTTGTAACTTCAAATGTATAATCAAACCCTTGGTATGGTTTAGTTTCAAACAGACTCCGAACAACATCAGACGTATTTTTATAATCCGTATTAACAAAAGACAACGTGTCAACACTTACTGAAGCTCTATTGTCAAAACCAAATACGGCAGACAATACCAGTCTCTTCACATTTCTTGGTGGGTTATGTGGAACACCATCTATTTTGAAATTCTGTATTGTCGCCATTACATTTGTAGTCTAGGTGGTGAGTAACTAATATTTTTAACCTTGTTACCGTCAACTATTTTTTCTTGCATATTAACAAGGTCGATATGCTGTTGCACTATTCTAATCTTTTTTACAGCCTCAGTGTTAGCCTTAAGCTCCTTAATCATATCTAGGTTGCTATTAGGTGATTTAACAATTTTCATTGCATTACGGCTAACTTCTCCGTTTTGAAACCTCATAGCTGCTGTCACCATTTCAGTAGTGGTGTTTAAACCAACAGAATTTAAAGCTTTAACTTTATCCCCACTAACAATCGCCTCGCCATCATCAGCTCGTATGATATGGCCGTCTCTAGTTCCAGTACGTCCTAACGCTTCACCTAATGTGGTTTCAGTTCCTTCATAGAACTTAGGTAGATTCTTTATAAACTCACTTATCTTGATTCCAGCGGTTGTAAAAGGTGCATTGTCCCCGTTAGCGATTAATTGCCCAGCCCTTTCAAGTGCAACAGTTTGAATAAGTAGGTTTCTTTTCTTTTTTTCTAGCGCTTCTATTTCAAGTTTTTCTTTGGCAATTCTTTGCTTTTCAGCTTTTATTGCTTCTCCTGCGTTTTCGGTGTTTAAAAACTTAAGTCGTTCAATCTCTGTTTCGGAAGATTCTATTTCCTCCTGATTCTTTTTAATTCTTTCATTGAGTTTATCAATAGCAAATTTTGTAATATCAGATATGACTTGTAGTGTTTTTTCACGAAGATTATCCAAGAAATCAATTCTTTCTTGTTCTGATCTATTTTGATCGTCCGATAAAGCTCTATTCAACGCTAAATTAGCTTTTAAGTATTCTTCTGAGTATTCACCAAATATTTCGAGAGCTAAATCATTTTCTTCTTTTAAATCTTCTAGTCTTTTTTCTCTTAGTTTTATTTCTATTTTTTTTCTTGATAAACCTCTTAGGAGTAGATTGTTTTCTAGTATTTCTAAATTTTCTTCATTTTGACTTATCAAGTCTTCAAGCCTGCTGTCTGATTCTTCAACTTCTATATTTGATAGCGCCTTGCTTAAAGCTAGATTAGCATCTATATACTCCTTTGAGAATTCCCCAAATATATTTAAAGATTCCCTAGCTTCAATTTTTCTAATTTCTACTTTTCTTCCTGATAAAGCCCTGTCAATCTCTTCCTGTTTTGTTCCTGAGTTTAATAATTGAGTTTCTAAAAATTTTAAATTTTCAGCATTGTTATCCTGTATGTCCTTAAACCTTTGTTTGTCTAATTCAATTTGTGTTTTCGTTTTTTTTATTGAATCTTGCTTTGACTTATTACGAGGACTATCCACAGTTTCATTCTCTGGAATAATATTAAAATCAACTTCGCTTGCTAAATTTCTTATTCTTGATGTTAGATCATCAATCTGTCCTTGTATCTCATTCTCGTTACTTCTAAACTTAAACCCTGTCTCTGGATTTATTGCTCCTGAAGCAAAAGGGTCGCCTCCTGAATCAACTAATTCATTTAATTCATCCTGTAGTAGCCGCCTTTGCTTCACTAATTTAGTTGCTTCACCTCTGATTATTTCAGCTGTTATACTTTTCTCTAAACTTTCAACGAGACTTTCATAAGCGTTATCTAATTGAGTGACAAAATCAAGCTCATTACTTAAGTTTTCAAGAGTCAACCCGTACTTGGAGTTTACATTATCTAAAACCCTCTGCCTTTGTTCCGTACCAGCAGTAGTATTCTTTAAAGCTTCAAATACTGATTCCAATTCTAAGCTTTCCTCTCCAAGTTTTTCGTTTACAGATTTATTTATTTCTACTAAATCTCTCTCTGCATTAGTAAGGTCTTTAACCTCTCTTTTAACCTTATTTATTGCATTTTCAGCTCCGAAAAAACCTTCAACTAGTTCAATTATAGATGGGATTAACAACGCTATTGCAGAAGCAATCAAACCAAACACATTAGCCTTGGCGGCCACATTAAAAGCTCTTAATCCGTTTGTAGCTAAAAGCTGAGCGGAAGTATACGCTTTAGTTGCCAAAGTGACGGCGATAGTTGTTAACTTGTATACGCCAAAAACCTTTACTGCATTAAGTAACACGCTTACGATTGTTTTTAAATTTTCAGTTAAAAACCGTAAAGTATCCTTGACGCCTTCACCAACACCTTCGCCTTCATTCCATTCTAATATCAAACCTTGCCAAGCTGAAATAAGTAAATCAGTAGCTCCTTTAACACTGTCAAGTCTTTTATCAGACATTTCTTGAAGTTCACCACTCACATCTGTAATAGAGCTTCGTAATCCAGATAAAGAATCTGCACCTTTTATAAAGGTATTAAATGCTGCAACACTTCTTTTATCTGTTAATTCTAATGTTTCAGCTAAGTTTATACCGCTTTCGTCTAATTGAATCAACCCTGCTGATAACTCGCTTAAGTTTCTAACAGGGCCTCCAAGTGCCTTTGCTAAATCTCCGCTAGAATCCGCTAAATTTAAAAGAATGTTTCTTGTTGCTGTTGCTGCACTTGAAGCATCAAAACCACTGTTAGCAAGTTGACCTAATAAAGCCGTAGTGTCTTCTATGGTAAAGCCAAATGTTGCTGCAACTGGCGCTACTGTGCTTAACGCAGTTTGTAAAAAACTAAAATCTAATGCTGTTTTTGTCGTTGAAACTCCTAAGACAGAGGTTACACGATCCATTTCTGAGGCTTCTAAATTAAAAGCTCTTAATGCTGAACCAGCTAATTTTGCCGCCTCTGGAATGGCTACACCTGTTGCGGTTGCAAAAGCTGAGATAGACCTTGTTGATTTTTGAATTTCATCTATAGTAAAGCCTAGTTTTGCTAATTCAACTTGCAAACCTGTTATTTGTGAAGCGGTGAATTGTGTTGTTTTTCCCAATTCTAAAGCTTGTTCTTTTAACGGCTCAAGTTCTTTTGCTGTTTTACCTGATACAGCACCCAAACTAGAAAGTGCTGTATCAAAATCTTTAACAGTATTAAATACATTTCGAATTATTTCAAAAACTCCAAAACCTAAGCCTAGCTGCCTTAATACGCCTATTAATTTTCTCGCTGCTATTTCATATCTGCCAATACCTAGCCTTTGCCTACCTAATAAATCTGTATTTCTTTCTATGAATTTATTATTTCTATCCAAAGTTCTATTTAATCTGGATAATCTTCTTCTTCCTTTTCTAGTAGCTAAATCAAGTCTTCCTCTTTCTTCTCTGAGTTTTTTGTTCTCAATATTAAGCTTGTTTAATGTACCTCTTTGTTTATCAAGTTCTTTACGTCTTTTTGCTTCTAGTGTTATTTGTTTTTGGGTTTCTCTCTCCTGTTTTCGCTGTAGATTTATAGCTTTTGTTTCAGTATTTATCCTTTGTTGGGCTAGTTTCTCTTTTTCAATTTGAGATTTAGAAAGTTGCTGGTCTGTTTTTAATTTTTGTTGATCTAAAATTGATTTTTGTTGCTCAATTTTTAATAGTTCCGAGTCTGTTTTTATAGCTTTATTTTTCAAAGCAGAAGATTCGATAAGGGCTTTATTTAACGCCTCTATATCTAAAGCTGTTTTACCTTGATTAAATGTAATTGAGGCTTTAATCGCTTCACCACTTTTTTTAATCTGTGTAGCTAGTCTTTTATATACGTCTTCAAGTTTTTTAACTTCCCCAATATGCTGGTCAAGCGCATTCTTTTCTATTATTTGTTCACCCTTAATCTCTGCCATTATGTGCCATATTATTTAGTGAGTGATACCATTTAATTACTGTATATTGTTTTGGATCAATTAGACATCTTTTGTACCTTTCAACATTGTCTAACACTTGATAAAATGAAAAGTGGTCTTGCTCTTGATTTTCAAGTTCCATTTCTCTTATCTCAATTAAGTTTAGTAATGACCTATCTTTTGTTTCTATAAACTTTAAATTCAGTTTTGTTAATGAAATCATTGTCCTGATCCTTGACTTTAAAAGTTCAGATTTACCAAATTCATTAATATGCTGTTGTTGTAAATCAGCCCAGACATGATAAAGTCTTTCTGAAACTTTCCCCTTATCTTTAAATAGATGTTTTAAATCACCAGTTTCCAAAATAGCGTTCCAGTTCTCAATTGGCATTTCTTTAATTGAAGTCCAGACATTATCTAAGTAAAACTTGTTTTTCAAACCATTTAACATAAAGTTCATATGCTTCTTTAATTAAAATTTTAAGACTATCATCTGTTAAACCTTCTATTTCAGCGCCAAACATTTCAAAAAGATTATCTTCTCCTTTTCTAGGGTCTGACTTGATAGATATAAATCCTTTGTCAATTTCAACTTCCCATGTTTTCCAAAAATCACCAGTGTCAAACAGCTTATATGGTTGCCCTCCCCTTCCTTTTTTGTCAAATAAAGAATATGTTGTTCTGCCTGAGAAACGGTTAGTTAAAGCATTACCTAAGCTGTCGACATTTTTTGATCCTAGCTGCCTACTCGTATTAAGAAATATTATTAAATCCTTAATCGTTTTATTATCTAGTACAATCTTAAATATCTCATCATGCTTGCCTTCTAAAGCTTTAACCCTAGTTATGTACTGTCCTATAGCTGTATTTTCAAACATACATTATACCTCCCCGCTATAAACAGGGAGGTATTAATTTAATCCTCAGTTTTATCTTTTGATTTAGGCGTTTTAATCCCTAAATGCTTCGCTAACGCAACATAATCCAACTTACCATCAAACATTTTTTTAATTTGTGAGAATGATAAATTCTTAATTGAATCTTGCATTGTGTATCTTCCGAATTTTATCATACAGCAGTAATTGAAATACTATTATATTGGTCATATCCCTCTTTTGACAAAACAGGGACTAATATATCTCCTGCTGTTTGAGCTGGGATAGTATATTCATAAACCCCGTCTGAAATTTCTGTGACTGCTACTACAACTGGTAAACCTGTTGTAGTATTGGTTAATACAAAATCACCAGCAACCGCACCTTTAAATGCAGTCTTGTTAAATACTGAACCGTAGATATACGTTAAATTAGAGGTGAATCCTGTAGCTGTAATATTAGTAGCTGTTCCAAGCTCAACATCAATTAAACCGTTATAGTCTAGTATATTTACTTGTACATCATTTGCGCCAGTTCCGTAATTCATATAAGCTATATCTGCGTCGTCTTCAGTTTTAGCTAATGTAAATTGAACTAACACTTGTGCTGGCTCTTTATTAGCGTCGTTTTTCGCTTTGTAAATTGCTTGCATTGTTTTTGGCTCAATTCTAAAAGGTCTTAACTCGCCATCTGTCGAACCGTTACCTACAATCTGTCCAGAAGTAGAGAAAGAGTAGAAAGACATTTTACTACATCCAATTGAGTTGTAAGCTGCTGCCATTTGAGGGCTTGCCCCATCAATAACAGTAAATGTATAAGTCTTATTCCCTTGGTCATATACGTAGTCGAAGTTGTCAATTGCAAAAGTGTTAAACTCTGCCCTTGTATCATCAACCGCTTTAATATCACCTGTAGGGGACAGTCTTTTTGATTTATCTACATTATTGATTAACGCTTTAATATAAGCGTCATTTACTACATCAGCTATTTTAATACTGTTGTAAGTTCCGTCGTTTGCAATTGTAGGTGTAAATCCTAATCTTGCTGCTGCGTCAATTTCTCCTGTACAATTTGGCGTACCAAAATTGTGACCCTGTGAACCTCCGCATGTACATTTTACTGCCATTTTATTCGTTTTATTTGTTGTTTTGCTCAATTTCAACCCCTTGAGCATTTAGGGTTAATTATAGATTTAATATTTTTGAAACCAGCCATAAAACTGCTGCACCTATTGCGCTCAATATAACAGTGCCAGTGCCTATAGCAGTTTTTATTTTTGTTTTGTCCTCTTCTAGAGTACTAATCCTTTTATGATTAATATCAACCTGTTCAACTAAACCAACCGATTTAGTTTTTGGATCGCTCTCAAGCAAGAAAAGAATCCTGTTTAGTTTTTCTTCGTCTGTCATACCACAAGGATAATGCTACGGCTATTACAAAACCGAAGCTGATATATTCGTTTATACTTTGTATTTTGGGATTACCAAATAGCTCATCATAAAGGGAATTAATGGCAGCGCCTACACATATATCTAACCAAGTAGTTAAACTCTTAAAGCTTATTCTAAGAGCTAAATACAGCAAAACAAATGCAAGACTAATTGAACCGAAAAAAAATAAATTCTTTACACTTTGATGCTCAATATAAGACTGAAAAGTATAAGCGCTAATACTCAAAGTAGAAGCGCATATTATTAATATTTCGGTTATTTTTTTCATCTGTCTGGTCTTGACCCTATATGTTCAGCTATATCTGAAGCGAACCTATTTACATCTGCTTTCAATGAGAAATCATACGATGCTTGCAGTGTAATCTGTCCGTCTTCTTCAAATTGACAAATCATTATGCCTTCATTTTCATCTAGTCGTGCTTTAAACATATTTTATTAAGTTATTGTTGGATTATAAACATCATAAACCGCCTGTGCTGCTGTGGTATACATCAAAATAGAGCCATGCGTTTGATCTGCTGGTGAATTATAATATTTAGTTGTATCTGCCACTATTGCTGCGTTACCAGCTTCGTAAGCTGTTGTATTCCCTCCATGAAAAGACTGCAAAGGCTCATAAAAACTAGTTGGCAAAAGAGCTGTTAAAACATTTGGATTAGATGCATAATTAGTTACTAACCATTGATTGGCTTCATCAATTAATAAAACCTTAGCTGAATTATCAGTTGTAAAAACTCTTGCTGGAATCTGCACCACTATAACTTTATCAAACCCAGTTGTCAAAGCTGCCTGAACGATTGCGTCATAATCCAATTTGAACTGAACCAAATCAGAAACAGTTGTGATTGTATTTGTGCCTGTCCATATTAAAAAAGTTTTTGATAAGTAGGCGGCATCATATAAAGGCTCTTCTTCTGTTGGGTATGAAGCTAAAAGCCCTGCCACAGTTTCGCCAGTGTCACCCGCTAAAAATGGATGAACATACTTATTCACTCCATTATCATCAGTAAAAAGCCAACTCAAATAAGTGCTTAAATAGCTATTCCAAAAAGTCGTTTGACTGTCTCCTGCTATTACTAATTGATGGGTATTAGCTTTTGTTCTATTCTGCCCCATTCTAATCCTATGATTAGTAATAGCTATTGATATAGCCTCTGCCTCCGTCCTATTGAATGCTGGGCTTGCTGATCCTTCTATGTTATGTACTGCGTCTTGTGCCATTTTTTAATTATTGTCGTTTGCGAAACATGCTATTGGATATGTTCCTGTATTAGGTACTACACTTGATGCAAACTCTACATCTTGATAGAATACTGTTCTATCTATATTGCTATGTGCGTTTGCTATTATTGTAAATGCGCTGCCGTCAATTTGTGTGCTATTAAATTGGAATTTCTGACTATTAGAACCCATTGCTATTAACGTGTCTCCTGCTGCGTTAAAATGACTTAAGTATATAAGCTGGTCAGCTAAAACTATATTACCCCATGTGTTACCAGCTCTCATTGTTGATTGCATTGAAGTACTTGAGAAAAAACTTGAATCGTCAAGTGTTAAGTCGGTTGATGGGTTTAGTGAGAATTTCGTTTTACCATCTTCATTATAATGGATGCCTAAATGGGAGAAAAACACATTATTCTGCCTAGAAGTTTCATCTGGGCTTGGAAGTGTCACACCCCCATTAAACGCTTGTGATTTAACTCCTGTTTTTGCATCATATAGAAAATCAAATAAATTTGTCGTGGTCGCTGGCAAATAAGGCAATGCTGAACTTAACGACTTAATACGTGTTAAATTACCACCTAATGCGGCTTTAAAATCAAGTATTAATTGATTCCATGAGTCTTTTGCATAAGTTCGCATTTCGCCACCTAAATTGTCAAAGTGAGCTTGCGTGTCTGGGTCATAAACTGGTGCTGACGATATAGTAATGTTTTGCACATTTACACCTATCGTTTCATCCGTGCTTTCTCCGTCTGCATTTAAAGCCTGAACTTCATATTTATAAGTCTGATCTAAAACCGCTGTAGTATCGTCATAAGTTTGAATACCTAGACCTAGATTAGCTAGTAAAACATCATCCCTATATATTTTATGGTTTGTAACTCCTGCCGATACACTGTCAATCCATGTTATTCTTGCTGTTGGCATATTCTAATTATTAATGCATTTTAATCTATACACAACATCAAATGAAAACCTGACTATATGTCTATTGCTTAGATCTGAGTTTTGTATTAATTCTTTATAATCTCCTGAAAGATTTAGTTCGCTATAAACCTTGTCTATTCCTTCGGTAATATTTATGTCGCTACAGATAAATCGTGGTTCTTTATATAAAACCCTTAATACATCTGTATTGAATTGTTCGTCATATCTTTCGTTTGCCCCATAAAGTTTTACTAAATCGGATTGAAAGATTATTGATACGTTTCTAGTTATTTGCTTAAACTTTTCATCTGAAGTACTTGAATCAGAAACTAAGAAGAAGCTTGAAACCCCAACTTTATCGTCAAAAAACACATCACCTGAATATTCTTTCTCGTTTAAGCTTATCTCAGGAATTAAGCTTCCCTTTTTATAATTCTTATTCGCTCTAGGGTAGCACTTGTAAACTACTCCTGTTTGCCAGAAATTTAAAAGCTTTGCATGAATGGAGTTTTGAAGTCCATCAATTACAACATCAACACCGTCTATATTTTGCTTTGAGACAATCATGTTAGTGTCATTACTTTTATTGGGCTACCGAAATACCCCTTTTGTAGTTTCTCAATCTCTTTTCTAATATGAGCTATCGCACCACTTAATTGTGGCCGAACTCCTGTAACTTTAACCCCGCTTACTTCTTCCTTTGACCCGTTTAATTCTTGGATCAATCGCATTGCAGCAAGCTTAGAACCTCGCTCTTCAAGGCTTGACCTGTTAGAGGCTAAGTAAATCTCAATAAATTTTACTTGCATATCAAGATTAACTGCCCTAGCTAATAATTGCTCGTTTCTCAGTATAAAATCTGTATAATCATTATAAACGAGTATGTCAGGATTCAAACCGATTGACTGACTTAAACCCTCTCTTTGTGTAAAGTCGGGTAAAGTATCCGTTGAATGCCCACTGTAAAAACTTCGTTCAATATCAAGATTAGAAATACACGACTGTCTATCTGCAAACTCATAATTCCTGTTAAAAGGTTTTAAAGTCCTTATGTCTGTCGTGTTTGTTCTATAACCTAGAAAGTAGTCACCTTTAAACGTGTCGCTTGAATTGTCAACCCTCCAATCTAAATCAACAACTTGATTAGTTGAATTTATGTTAACGGTTTGTGTTTGTATCGGGTTGATACTTGATGAATTAAAAAGCATCAGAGTTAAATCGCCTTCACCTTCAAAATCAAGTATTATTCTTTTGATTGCAAAAGCCACATCGTTACCTTCTGAAACTCTTATTCTAAATCCAACTAATCCACTGTTTAATTCTTCAACATCAACTTTATTATGTGGATTTTTATATAGTAAATCTCTATCAATATAGTCTGGCTTATCAAAAACCCTATGACAAACTGTTGAAATACTATCTTTTTGCATATTCTTTAACGTAGTGTTAAAGTCAGCATCTGATAACTCAATATAGTCTTGGGTGTCCTTTAAGTATTGAATCTTGCAATAAGGGTTGTTAGTAACCCATTCTCCACTTCTAGAACTTGTATTGTCTGTATCCAAAATAGCGTAGACAGGATTATGGGGTTGTCGGCAACCGACAACCCCAATAATCTGGCTTTGTATTTTTGAATTATCAAACATCAACGGTTATACAAGAGCAAATCCAAAGATTGTAGTTTCATTCGCTACGCTTAATGGTGCGTGAACGTATGCTAAATCTGTGTGAAATTGTGTTTCAATTTTTAAATCTTGAACGTTACCCCCTAAAGAAGTTCCGTCAACTCGCTCTTCATAAGTGTGACCACCTAATTGCATTCCGATTAACGGATTAAATACTGACCCATAAGAGTTTTCTTTATTATCCATACCTCTACGGTATAAAGGAGGAATCCAATCTAAACCAGCAATAGTTCCAGTTGGAACAGCTATCCAGTAACCTTTTGTATAACCTAAAGCTTGAGCTGGTGCAGTTAAATTAACATCTAGAATAAATTCTAAACCGTCAAATTGAAAAGCTGTATTAGTGTCGTTTCCTGCGCCTTGCGCATTATCGAATCTGAACCTGTTCCAAGCGATTGAATCACAAACAATAGTATAGTTTAAATCAGTATACTTGTTTATATCCATAGCCATCTTAGTAATTTGTATAGCTCTTTCACCTGCTGTTGTGTCAGTGATTTCAAATGTTGTGTTGTTAGCAAATGAACCTTCAACACCATCCGCATTATTTACACCTGTTCTGTTTGTGAACAAATAACTTGACGCATCAGCTTCTAACCCTTCAGAGAAATTAATCATTGAATTGTTAAACTTGCTAATTTGTAAATCAGTTAAATCGTAGATACTTCTATCAGCTTCTTTTACTGTAGAAACTATCTTATCTTCTTTTCTAAACCAAGTAGGGGTTAAAACACTAGAATCACCCTGTGTACCATTATGGGTATGTGAAATAGTAGACCCTAACGCTCTAGGTGTTCTATTTATAAAGTGAGTATCTAATACCCTTGTATCATGAGTTCTTAAAACTTCATAATTAGGCATCATTATATTTGTGTTACGCATGAACAGTTGATGAACTGACGCGTTACGACTTCGCATTTCTGTTGCTTGGAAAGCACCTGTTAATTTAGATTGTGCCTTTACCCAAACAGACGAATCAAAATTCGGCATTGTAGTAATTTTTGAATGAATGGTTGTGGGCGTACAATCCCTTTAAGACAATCAAGGCACGGCTTGATAAAACAAATATAATGAAAAATATTTAGAATCTCGTCAATTTCTGACTATTTTTTAATCAAAAAAAGCCGACTAAGTTAATAATCGGCCTTAATAATAAAGATTATAGATTTACTTCTCCAATTTTCCCGCCTCTTGTTGAGACTGCATTGCTTCTATAAATTTAGGACTGTTAGGTAATACTCCTGCTTCTGTTTGTTCCTTTGTAAATTCAGCTAATGTCTTTTTTGAGCTACCGCCTGTTGAGTCTCCACCGCCTGCACCGCCTTCTAGTGGTTTTCTATAGTGCACATTCTTTTCAAAATAACTTGCGATTATTTTATCACCAGTAACTAGGTTTCTGTTCTCATCTTTTAACGGCTGCCCGTCAGTTCCTAATCCGTAAATATTACCGTTTTCATCTAGATTTAATTTTATATCATCCTTTACTAATTTAATCATATCTTTAGCAGGAAGCACTAAATCTTTAGGTAAATTATCTCTTAAATAACTACCTATTTTTTCTTCTTTCTTATAATTTTCAAAGTTGGATTGATTTAATTCATTAGCTTTTTTCTCATCAGCCAATGCTGCCTGTATGGCTTTCAAATCACCTTGTAACTCTTTAACTTTTTTATCAGGCTCAATCTTTGCGTTTTCCAAAGCTTTTGTTGCTGCCGAACTCAATGCGTCTTGTGCTGCCTTTACCGCTGTTTCAACATCCTTATGCACAGCTTCGCCCTCAATACCTAGTCCTCTTAAAACTTCTTTTCTACCTATCTCGACACCAATCACCCTATCTTCTTTTTTTACGTTTGAAGTATAAGAGTCGTGTTCTTCTTTAGTTTTAATAACTAATTCGCTTTTAACCTCAATAGATTCCGTTTTATCCTCTATTGCTTTTGAGAGTATTGAGTCTTCAATCTCCACTATTTTACCGTTGATGTTTAATTTCATTTTATTTGTTTTCGTTGATTAATTCCAATAATTTAACTCTACCGTTTTTGTGATGAAAAGAAATATTGTTATCCTCACAGTATTGCTTAAGTTCTGATGTGTCCCAATCTTCATCCGGCTCACCTTCTCTTTTTGCTTTTACTTCTTTAGTTGGATTCAATGCTTTTACTAATTCAGGAATCCCAACGTTTTTCATTTGCCTGTCCTCAAGATTTTTAGCTCTTCTAGCTTCAATATCTAATTGCAACTCTGCTGTTGCCTCTTCGTCAATAACATAAAGTTCGTTATTGTCTGTTGCGTTTCGGCTCATAATCCAACTACGTTGGCAAACTACGTTGTCTTGAACTAGTTTTTTTTGACCGTCAACCTGATAAGTTTCTCCTTTATCAGTAGCCTTTCGGACTTCTAAAATGTATTTTTTGGCTACCACCATTATACTTTGATTCATACTATTTGTTTTTGTTGTGTTTGCTGCTCTTCAATCTCTATGTTGTTTTCAGAAACATATTTTTTAAATGCTTCCTTAATTTTACTTTCGTCTTTTTCTATATTTTCTTCTGGGTCATTCCAAAACTCAGAAAACAATACTTTCTTTGCCGCTTCAGCCCTACCAAACATTGAGTTTACTTGCTCAACTGATAGATGAATATGTGGTTCTAATCTTCTTTTGACTTGCGCACGCTCTAATAGTTCAGAATTGGTATGGTACTTACTTAAGATATACTCATCTAATAATTTATCAAGTACTACTGAATTAGCACCTTCTTTTTTAGCTGAGATATATTTTTCAAGGATAGTATCTGGGCTTTCCATGATGTAATTACGCCCTTCAATCTTTGTGTACTTATACTCTTCTACTGGTGCTTTATTCATCCAATCCTCGATAAAATGTATTGTTTGGTTTTTAGTCCATTCAATATTGTCAGTATACTTTTCATTCCTTGCTATAATTGGCTGGACATCTATAAATCGACCTGTTGCCGTTTCATTATTGGATTCTTTGACTTTTTGCGTTCCCCATATGGTTTTTTCAATACGCTCTTCAATATCTTTCATATCTACATTGTACTGAACCCATGTGTCAAGTGGTGGTACTTCCCATCCTGCTAATTTAGTTAGTGGCGATTTACCATCTAAACCTGTTGGCATATCTAATGTTAACCTATCAGTTACATCACTTCTACGGTGCAAACCTGTTCCATTACAACTATCACAACTTTTAGATTGATCTTTACGGTCTTTACCTGAGCCTCTACACCCTCTACAGTCTCGCTCATAACCCCAAGCTAAAGGGAAGCCATGTAAGAATTTAAACGCTGTATTTACTGATTTATCTCTAGCATAATCTTTTGAAAGCTCTATAATTGGAAACATATCACTTCGCCTTAACTCTCTCCCTGTTTCTTCAGTACAACTTAAAATTGTTGCAGGAACTCCATTAAAAGGGTGTTCAAATGTTAGTTTTACATCTGGATTTACAACATAATTCCCATCCTTATAATCCACGCTATAATCTTTATTTTCAGAAACCAATCTAAACCTTTGGAAATACTTATCATTTTCAAAGATATCTACAGGCTCGAATAACAATACTTCCAATAACTGTCCATTAGAAACATAGTGTCTTATATCGTCAATAGATTTATAGGTTGGATATATATCTTCTTCACCTATAAACTCAATAAAATTCAACCCATTCGGATCAGTGTCAGCTAACCTAAAAAAGTTTTCTGAATAATATTTATCTATTGATTTTTGTCCTTTAAACTCATTTAAAACCTCATTGATTCTTTTGGTTAGCGTGTCACTTAGCTTATTAACAATAGACCCGCCATGCGCATTATGCACCGACTCTCTAGGCTGCATAACCCTATAGAACAAGTCGCGAATATCTTTAGAATGCTTCTTTCTAACCTCTTGACGGTCTTTACTTTCAATCTTTTCAATCCTATCAATTAACACCTCGGTAAACTTCTCCCCTTCAATTAAAGCTTTTAGTACTTTTTTGTTGTCTCTAGCATCCATAACCCATTTCTCAGGTGTAAGGTGCACTTTCACATAATCAACTACTTCTTTATCATTCTCAAATCTCATATCCTATGCTGTTAATCTTGTAAAACCATACCCCATTGCATCAGGGAAATGTTTGTATTTTCTTTCAGGAACTTCTGCCCGTTTATCATTCCAGCAGTAATTCCTTAGTGCTTTCTTGATGTTTTTTGATTGTGGCGTAACGATTATTGTATATCCTTTTATTGTGTTGATAGTATTCTTAACCGAGTTAACACCTTTAATACACCCCTCTGCGTTCAGTCCCACATCCCTAAGGTCATTTAACAACCTAGCCTGTGCATGATCTCCAATTAATAAATCAAAATGACCACACCTATCTAAAAGTATATTACCTAAATCACTTGTGCCTAACCCATTTTTATGAAGCACTTCATCTAAGTATATTTCTTTTTCGTTCGTATCTACTGCAATTTTTAAAGCTGCATCTGGATCAGAAAAGCCGAAATCAATTGCATAACAATAAAACAACTTTTCATTAAACGCCCCTTCTCTCCAATTTTCATAAATAACACCTTCAGCAATATCTTTAAATCCCCCTAGTATTTCACATTTGTACTTACTCCAAGCCTTTTTTAATTTAGGGTCGGCTAATTCTTTTTCTTCATTGGTTAACGATTCATACTGTTCATATTTTAACCTTAAACCTTCGTACTCATTCCAGTTGTGTTCGGCCATGTTCTCCTTACCGTTATCTAGATAAGTTGTATGGATATACATTACACTACCGATTATTCCGTTAAACCCTTCGGGAACTTCTTCATAAAATTCATCAAAAATCCAATGATCCCTCGTTGGTGGATTGAATGATATTATTGCTAGACATTGAACATCTTGAGCCCTTAAAGAGCGTTTAGTTTTGTTCCAAGATTCAAAGCTCTCTAACTCTTCGCCCTCATCTGTTTCAAATATTGAAAAATCTTCTAATGATTTAAGCTTTGCTGTTTGTGTACCTACTGACGTTTTTTGACCAGTAATAACAATTTTACCCTTTCTAGGGTTCCCATCAACATCATCTTTAACTTTATATATTTTATTAGCTACTTCAAAATCATGCGCTATCCCAAGCATCATTAGCCTATTTTCTAAAGCCTCGGTAATTGAACTATCGGTACTCGACATTGTTTGTCTAGTGTAAAGTATTCTATGCCCGTTATCTCTTGAAGCTTTGCCGTTGAAAGCAGACAATCCAAATGATTTACCACTATCCCTACCGCCACTTATCAAAACCGTATCTACACCAGCCAATACTAACCAATGATCCAATTCTTTTAATTCTTCTTGGTCTAATCCTTTTACCCTTAGATCGTGTATTTCTTTTTCAGCAATATCTATACGATCATCTAAGCTGCATACATCATTAAATAAACTCAATAACCGATTTAACTCAAATTCAAAAAGGTTAGATTTTAAACACGCTTTTAGTTGATGATACTCTTCAATTTCAGATTCATTTAGTCCAATTATAGAGATTCTATCCCTCTCGCTCCAAGCGATTAATAATTGAAATAGTGGTTGATATTTGTCTGAAAAAACAACCTTCATTTATAACTGTGTAACTGTGATGCCCGTTGGTGTGCTTGGTAATGTTGGAGGTGTACCAGACACCACCTCTGTTTCACTAATGCCAATAATCTTAAGCCCGTAATCATCCACAACTGCACCGCCTGAATTATTTAAATCGCCAGTGGATAATGCGCCAAATGTCAAATCAATAACTGCTGTTCCATATTCAAAACGTACTCTTTTACCTGTAGCAATTCTACTAACAGGTATTAATTCACTTTGTAACACCCCGCCAACACCTGTGACATTAACGTCCCATTCAAGACGTATATAAGTGTAAGTTGAGATTACATCAGTCCAAGTGATAGAATTATCAAGCGTTCTAGTTCCAAACTGTAACCCGTCTTGTTGTGCATATAATACAGCCTCGCTACCTCCCGAAGCCGAATTAAAACCCAAGCTATTCCGTGCAAAAAATCTAAATGTCGCAACATTAAAAGTCGCCCCTACCGAATCTTGTGTGTCTGCTAAATTGTATATTGCTAAAGGTTGGAAAGGACTAGCATTGGATTTAATAAGAAGCTGAACTTTCCCTTGATCTAATAACCTGTTGTCGTAATAACATTCCGCTTTGGGCTTATCGTATTCTACAGTCCCCGTTATTGTATCAGTAACAACAAGCGCTACCCCTATAATTTCTATTCTTTTTGCCATGGTTTACCTTTTGATTAAAAGTTCGTCAACACAAAGATAAGAAATTAATCAATATATATTTTGTTTATATCGAATTATTTAGTATAGATAGTATCTATTACGGGTTATGTTTGTCTATATTCCATGTCAAATCTTCATCCTCTTTATCTACAATGTACTTTCCAGCTTCAAAATCAGACCTGACCCATTTAGCAAGAAAATCCACTTTGCTTTTTCGTTCTACTCTATAAACCATTCCTTCAGGGTTTTCTTTAGCCCAAATTCCATTGGTTTTTAAATTAAGGTCAGGTAATAAATCATCAGTCTTTATTGCTTGCCCTCTATGTAACATTCTTGGTAATTGCAATCCATACATTACTGCAAGTTCACCTAAATAATCAAATTGACTTCTTTGATTTTCAGCGTTAAAATGGTCGAAGAAAATTATAGGCTCAACTTCAATACTGTATTTTAATCCGTGTGCTTGTACTAGCCATTCACCTGTAATTCTTTCACCATCTTCTAATAAGTCCATCCACCTTGCTACATTTTTATAAACCCAATCATTAAATAGATGATGTTGCCTATAGGGGCTTGTTTTCGCAATATATCCGCTTCGAGTTAACGCAACTATTTTATTATTTATCTTACCTATTCCAACATTAGAGCCGTCGTATTTTTCAAACACAAATACTTCATCATGTTTATCCCTGACTTTTTCAGTTAATATTCGCTCTTGCCCTGTCTCTATATAATGGTCACCAATTCCAAGCTTACTATTGGATAGGTGCGGTATTGAACCGTAATTTTTTCTTTTTAGCGGTTTTATAGGTTTTTTCATCTATCTTACTTTGAGTGTTTTAGTCTACTTGTTGCACGGGGTGGAGACAAGATATTTTTATGTCTTTTTAACGAATACCATTTGAACAGGTTCGCTTGACATTGACCCTCCTTTTGAAGTATTATCAACTCTATCTGTCCACCCGTGATTGCTCTTTAAGTTCATGATAGCAAGGCTTGCGACTATGTCACCCCTTTTACCGTTTCTAAAACAATTTGCTTCACAGTAGCTCTTTATCTCTTGATATTTTCGATTTAATTCTGGAAACTTATCTTTCAAATAATCTAACTGAGTTAAATATGATCCGTTAGCTTGAGCAACCTCACCTATGAAATCGTTTTCAGTATTATTTTTATCTTTTGCTGTTTTAATACAGTTGTTAAAAAGCTGCTTAGCCTCCTTCAAGTCCCACTTTTCAGCATTCTTATTATTCTCTGGTGCTCCCACTTTGTTTTTACTGCTCATGTTTTAAGTTTTTTACAAAGTCTGAGTTATCACACTCTTCTTTGAAGGTTGAAATTGCGTTAATAGCTTCATCAATAGATTTGGTAAGTGTATTCAGACTACATCTAAGCTCTTTCGCTACTCTCTTTAAATCACTTTCATCTTTTAGAAGTGACTCAACTTTTTCTAAACTTACTAGGGCTTCTTTAATCATAATATTTGTTTGATAACTATGTTTTGTATATCTTCCTTACAACTGTCAACTACATCCATAATTTTTTTTAATGATTTTTCTATTCTCATGTTAAAATTAACATCAGCTTTTATTTCTTCAAAAGTTTTTATATCTATGTTTTGAAATGCGTTTACTAATCTATTCTGAGCCTTGATAAACTCAGGCAACTCAATGTCAACCAAGTCGAAATACTTAGTTATAAAGCTTTCGGGTAGCCCTCCAAATCTTTTAGGCGAACCTCTATAGAACACCTCACCTTTATATGTTGTTATTTCGCTTATTGTAAAGTTGTCAAAATTCTTTGATGAGTCTTTTGCTTCAAACTCTTGCCCGATATAATATATATTTTTAATCATAGTGCTTATAATTCATCAACTTCAAAAAACGATCCTACTTCGGCAACATAATTCGCTGTGCTTGTATTGTTTGATATTTGAAGCCTTACCGTTTCATTTAATTCTAAAATGATTTTCCTTTTAAATGTAAAATACCCTACATCATTACCCCCTTGAGAATTGTTAATAGCTCTTGTTTGTTGGCCTATTACAGTGTCAGATACACCATCATTCTTGACTATGTATATTGTTGTTGACACATCAGGACTACCATCAACAACGTATGAAACAAAAGCCTCAAACTCTCTTGGATTAGTTGCTAAATTCTCTAAACCTCCATTTGCAGAGGTTCCAAAATGGACTAAATCACTATGAGTATATGTTCCACTTATATCAACCATTACTGACACAGTAGAAATTGTTGTAGTTGCTTGAGTGGTTATTTCTACTCTTCCACCTGTAAATGTGTTTGGTACACCGTTGTTATTCTTCCAAAAAGACGTGAGATCTGTACTTGATGTGTTTGGGGTTATATTTGTGTCCGTTGGTACATGGGTTCCATTTCTAGTAATTTCACACCCTTGTAGCTCTAATAAGTTTGGGGAGGCGAAATTTGAACTCTGAAAATCAAGTAAGCTAGAGTTTGTTCCTAAATCACAATTTAAATCAGTTAAAAACCTACTGTTCATTTGGAACAATGTTCCTGCTTCAAATAAAGATCCTGTCCAAGTATTATCCAAACCTCTAACTAGTTGGTTAGTTATCCTGAACCCACCTAGCCAAGTGCCTGAGAGTATTAAATTAGGTGTTCCTCCGAATCTACCACCTCCAATATCAAGTCCTTGCCTATACCCAGCTATCTCTCCAATAGAAGTACAGTTATTATAGTTTATTGCATAGGTTTCTATTGCTCCAAGACCATCAACAGAAGTTAAGTCATATACCTTCGAGTTTGTACCTGAAACAGTTATCCCTAAATCGGACATCAAAATATCTCCACTCCCACCAATAAGACTTTCAAACATGACATAACTTGGGTCTGAAGATGTTAATTGAGAGATATTAAAATCATATCCTTTTATATTTATGCCACCAGCAGGAACAAATAATTTAACCCCTGTCATATCAATAACGCCATCAATAAAATATTCTTTAGTTGAATCTATTGAAGTGCCGAAATCCGCCGAAGTTTTTACTATTACTCTATTATCTAAGATAGGGATAGGCTCGGGTAATATTTCAGTTGACCCTAAATTATTATTGCAAAACTCCCTAAACGTATCTAAAGTAAATAACTCATCTAACGAATTTAGTGAGCCTGTAAATGATTCTTCAAATATAGGAGCTGTGAAAGGAGTACTTGTTCTAACTATAGAAACTAAACCTTTTCTTAACTGTTCTGAATCATAGTAAACAGTGCTTTTTAAAACATCAAGTTTTGTGTTTCCGCTTACTGAATCTGTTATTACTAAAGCGTTACCTCTAACACGTATTTTATTTGCCATACTAACCTAGTAAACCATCCCAAAACAACCAAGATTGCTTTATGACTTGAATAATAAATATAACTATTTGGATTATGAACAAAACAGCTATTAACCCCAATGTTACATCTTTAACTAAACCTATTCCTTTCTGAAAAAGTATATTTCTTAACATAATTTATTGTAATGATTATTGACGTAAAAATCAAATAGGATATCTTGTTTTTCTTTTGGTCTGTAGTCGTCTGCTTCAATTCTAAAGACATCTTCAAACTCCAAACCTGTAAAACCACACACATCTTTTATAGTTAGTCCAGACAACTGTCTAAATGCTCTTGCCATTTCACCTGTAAATGGAAACTTACTATTTAACATGTAAATTCTACACATAACAAAGAAAGTGTTGTTTACCAAAGATAGTGATAATCCACATATAAACAAAATCTATTGGAAGTTATTTTGTATTGATTTTATAAATAACTGTCTATATGACTTAAAAAACCAGCACTTTTAAATACTGGTAGTAGTACTACGTAGTTACTACTTATTCTTCCTCAAGTTCTTTTAGTTTTTTATTCCAAAACTCATCACTAGGCTCAGAAACATATTGAAAACCAGATTCTAAAGCATACTTTTTTAATTGACATATTGACTCTTTGGCTTGTTTTATTCTCTCTTGAGGTGTTAGCTTTTTACCAAAAACAATATCATTTGTTCCTGACATTACGATTTTTATTTCTTTCATACTACTCACTTTATTTTGTTTGTTTATCCCCTTTTTCGGGGAGATGTTTTTCAATGTACGATTTAGAGCAACTTCTTAATGTGACTACATGAGGCGATGTATTTATACCGTAAATTGCTCTATTAAAAACTATAGACATTAATTCTGACTTATCAACATGGTAATAAGAATCCTTAAAAAACACAACCCCAATATCTATAGCTTTTTCGATAGACTCAGTCTTTAATTCTAATACAATCTTTAACTCTTCCATAATTATTTATTTAAAGTCTTCCTCCTTGTGAGAGGTTAGTTTGTTGTATCCTTTGTATTTCATATTACAATATATTTATCCTGAAGAATTGCTTTTAATTCAGCTATCTTGTCTTCATTAGCCAAAATATCCCAACCAGAGTACTTATCTCTATCTAAAGGCATTATTTTACTTTCTTTTATAAGCCATTCAAGATTTTTTTCAATACCTTTTAACTGCTCATCTGTAAGTCTTAGTACCATATTGTTTTATCTTTTAAAGTAAAAAATTAGTGTTCCTGAATAAGCAAAAGCAGATATAACAAACCATTCACTACTAAACAAAGGAATAATCTCTTCTCTTCCATAGTAAATCGCAAACCATATTAAAATCGATCCAATTAATAGTTTAAAAAAATTCATCTTATTTTAGTTTTAGTTCTTCTCCTGTTAATGAGTAGAAAAGGTTTTGTAGTTGGTGTAAGCTATATATTCTAATTTTGTATTCGGAAGATGATAAGAAAAACCATTCTAAATTATCCTCTACATTATGAAGATAGTACTCATGATAAATAGTTAGTCCTTCTATTCTCCAAAATTTAACCATTTTTGAATTAACTTCTTGTTTAAACCCTAGCTTTATTAACCACTCTTCTGTTAAAGGGATGGCCTGAAAATGTAAATCTTTATCTAAGTTAGATTTATAGTCTCTATCTATCTGTGCCAACAACCGTAAATCAACTTTAACGGGTATTTTTTGAACAGGATTCCAAACAAGATTCCCGATTCTTAATTCTTCTGGTTTTATCATAGTGTTTAATTAAAATAAGTAATCATAAGCTTCGACCCTCGTTTGCTTAATATATTCTTTTGATAAAACTTCAAAGTGAACATCATTAGCAGTTAGAAATGGTCTAGTATAGTCCATGTGTATTTCACAGCTTGAATTAGAAAAAATTGGTGCACCCTTGACACTGTTATATGTCCACAGATTGTAAAGCCCATCTTTTTTCAGTTTCTTTTTAAGCTTTCTAGGCAATCTTGTTTTCATAGTGTTATAAAATTTATTCCTTTCATATTGTTATCAAACCATAACTTTAGATTTTTTTTATTCAAAAAGTATCTCTTTGTTTCCTTGCCATCACAAGTGTGAATACGTATAAAAGGCTTATAAAAAAGTCTGTTATTTATATTAAGCATATTGTCTGGAATATCATCTAATGGTATAATATCAATATCAATACCTAAAAAATAAAAACCTTCTGGCTTAGCCTCTTGTTTGCCATGCCAAAAAGATTTTATTGCTGGTTTCGCCTCTTTATAAACATAACTGGTTTCCCTAGTAGCGTTATATATCTCAACTCTTGTTATTTTATCTTTTACAATCTTCATGTGTTTGTTTTTGTATTGTTGGTATTAGTTTAGTCTAAGTCTCCCCCCATTCTGGAAAGTATATCTTTTAAATCCCATAATACTAAATTGCATTTATTCCATTGACTGAAAGTCTTGTCGTAACCATTCATTAAGTTCTTTTTTTTATATAAATCTAGATTTTCACTCAGTTTAGATTTAAGAATTTCCTCCTTTTTAATAAGTTCATGAATAAAATTAACACCATTATTGTATAGATATAATATTTGATCCAAGGATACTTTTTCGTTTATCTCTATTTTTTCTAGTTGATCTTTTATCCTTTTTATTTCTTTCATTCTTTCTTTTATATTAAGGTTTAATTCAATAATTGATTCTGCTCTAACACATTTAAAGTTGAATTTTTCCTTCCAATATCTAAAATTACTTCCTGACCCTTTAATGAATAAGCTTATTGAATCTGTTCTTTTTCTTGAAAAAGTCCCGCTTACAATATATTTATTACCTGTTCTTGGATGGCCAGTGTTAATTATAACCCAACCCTTATTTATTGATTTTTTCATTGTTTTATTTTTTAACTGGCAACTCTATTTCGTCTACTCTTATCCAATGGGTATAATTTGATTTTAGAATCTCTTCATAAATTTCTGGATCATAACACTCATAAATATGTATAATTTCCCCATCAGAAACAAGTAAATCAATACTACATTCCATTGTGCCTTCTTTATGATTCACCTTTAGCTTAGGTAACTCGTTTTCTGTTTCTTTCCAATCTATCATAATTCAATAATTTTTTATTCTGGGTAATCATTCAACTCTGCTTCCTCCATTGCTCTATGCAACTCAGCAAAGGCTAATTTTAGTCTATTAGATTTTATAGGTCCACCTGACATACAGGCCCTAAATCCTATAAACTGATTTTTACCATCTTCGTCTTTTGTCCATAATTGGATATAATAATCACCATTTTCACCTGCCATAGTTCTCATGCTGTTATTATTCTCATAGTAATCATTATCTTTTAATGCCATTACTTAGTTTTTATTTAAAAATTTTGTACATCACTATATTTAATCAGCCAATCTGAAAAACATAACAACTTTAAATTTTTTCTATCACACTCTATACAGAATTTAGCGTATGCTTGTGCAATAATTTGATCATTAGACTTAATTAAGGTATTTTTAAGAAGTTCAATTAAATCTGATTTTCTCCACTTCATTAATTCTTTTTTCCATTCTTCTCCATATGGAATGTAATTATCTGTATTACTAATATTCTCTTTCATAATCTTGTTTTTATTAAAATATGTGTTAGCTTTCTACAAAATATTCAAGCTTAGGAAACCTATCAGAAAAAATTATACTGTCTTCTTCTGTGAATTCAATATCAAAAGCATCATCCCAATACTTCAGGATGTCTTCACCTTTCGGCAACCAAGCAATTATAACTGAATATTCTCCACTTGAATCCCCACCATAGCCAGAACACCACCAAGGATATTTTTCATTATACACAATAGGTCTGTTATCTTCAAATGCGTAAGTTTTTAACCTATACCTATTCCATTTATTCATAATATTTTTATTTTTAATTAAAATGGTTCTTAACTCCCCAACCATTAAAAGCGGAAAAAAGATCAATTTCTTGCCTCCAAAATTGGCACATTAGCTTCTGTTGGTATGTAAATTTTTTCACCATCCATCTTATCAATGTTTCTGACCCACAAATAATGAATATACCTATTCGTTAATTTCCCATTCTCAATTTCAATTGCTTGCGCCATTCCTTTAGCCCTCTCTACCTCGGCTTGACTGTTAAGTTTTTGCGCTTCAAGATTTGCCTTTGCTTCTTCAATCAGTATCATTCTGTTTTGTTCAGCTTGCGCCATTTCCGCTTTTCCGTTATTTTCGGCTGTCTCAATAGCTATACTGGAACGCCAAACATTATACTTTGGAATCCCTATTATTAGAGATAATGCAATAATAACAATATAACCTGCTATTACTAAAAACCATTTAAAATCACTCATTTTTATATTTTTTAATTCACCTACTCTATAACGTTTTCGGCTTCCCGTTTTTAAAATAAGGGCTTCAAGTTTCCTATCCGCCCTTGGATTTGATTAATCAAATTTGAATCCTAGGTGAGACAATGTTAATCTTTCAACAGATTTTTCTTCCTCTTTCTTGGGGTTTGAAACTTCTTTTGCTTTTTCTTTAAAGTTCTCAATTTCTTGCTCTAATTCTTCAGACTCAACTTCTTTTGATAGTTTAAAATCAAGACTATCACACTCTATACTTAATAAATGCCATGTTTTTAACTTTTTATTATCGAACAACTCTCCTTTTTCTGACTTGTAACCAAGAATTACAGTTATTTGAAATTTATATCCATTTTCAACTAATTCCATTTTTCCCACTTCACATAATGATGTATCCATATTTTTATTTATTTTGTTCACCTACTCTATTAAAGCTTTTCGGTTTACGCTTTGTTGTTTATGTTTCCTATTGTTTATTAATAAATAAGCTTTTTAACTCTTTCATCATGAAAATTTCCAATTAACGGAAGCTTCCCAATGTTTAGGCTGAAATCATATAATGTAGCGTCTTGAAATAACCAATAAAAATCCTTGTCATTTTCGATCCCATTATCTTCATTATCTACCAAAACATTATAATGACAAGCATCAACCAAATAATAAGCTGCCCTCTGAGGAATCCACATCACAATTAAGTAATGTCTTTCATCACCATTGTCATGTGCTATTTCTTGTCTGAAAACATCCCCCTCAAATATCTTTTTACCGTTTACATCTTTTAATCCAGTGTATTGACATACTGATTCTGGTAAGACTTTTACGATCAATTCATCTTGACTAAATTCAACTGCACTTAACCAATCATCATCTTCATAAAACCCAGTGATTATTTCACAAACTTTACTGCCTGTTTTATATTTGCTAAATGCTGAATAAGTCCACATATTATTAACTAAGCATCCCTCAACCCATTCTCCATCATCTTCTCTTATTCCTTTGAATAGTATTTCTCTCATTTGTTTTGGTTTAATCGGGTATGTCTAAACTTTCAATTTCTTCTCTTAAAGTTTTGTACTCTTGGTGTAGTTCACACTCTAAACTCCAATGTATTGATTTTAATGAACGTTCCAATTCTTCTTTAGTTTTTGAATCTCTAATCTCTAATCCCCTCGACCATTCAGAAACCTTTTTTTTAAATTCTTCTATCATAATTTACAATTTTGATTTATCAATTAGATACCCTTTTTCAAAGTAGGACTGATCATATATCCAGAAACCCATTTTTTGTAGCTCTTGAACAATTGAAAACTCCATCATATCAACCATAGACTTAATATCTTGTAGCATTCCGAATGAGGACTTTGTCACTCTTGGGTACATTTTAAATAGGTAATCAATAGGCACAAACTCTTTACCATCATTATAACCTTCTACTATTATTGGTTTGTCTAGCATTGATAAAGGGTAGAAAATAGGTGTGTAAATATTATCTGTATCCAAACTTCTAACCACAGCTTTTAGTCCTATCCAATTATTTGAACTGCCAATTGTCGGTAAAATCTTTTTTTGCTTATCAAAATGAACACATTTAACTCCATAAGGCAAACTCTCACACAAACCTTTGAATATTATTTTCTTTTCTTCTTTTGTCATTATTTTCCGTTTAAATTTTTAATTATTCCTTTCGCTTTAATTCTTATCTGCTTCAATTATTCTTTAGTCCAGTGCCTGTATGATATTCAAGTGTCTTGATAACTTCATCTAAGCTATAGCAAACATGTGTTGACCAACCTTTTTTATTCAAGTCTTCCAACCATTTATCTTGGTTTGGTGTAGTTTTATTAGGTTTTATCTTTAACTCTATCGCTAAACCTGAATACTTTTCATTAGGCTCAAATATCATAATATCTGGGACGCCGCTTTTAACTCCTTTTTTTTTAAGCCTTACACCAGCAACATTACTAGCCTTCCTTTCATTAGCAACGTGAAACCATAAGTAATTAGAGTAATCTAAATACCTTGCAACTGCCATCTGTAAATCATCTTCTTTAAATTTCATAATTTCTCTGTTCCTTTACATGGTTTTGGTTTAGTATCCATAGTAAATCAACACATTGTTTTTCCAATCAAATGTTTTGTAAATTCTTACCAATTCAAATTGGGCATACTCATACTTCCAGCTAGTTGTTATTGCATCCCCATTATTTAGGTTGTAAGGTGGTTCATTTGAAAAAGGAGATAAACCCCACTCAGAAGCCATGCTTTTTATATGTTCGGCTATTTTAAAAACATCTTCTGAATTATAATCTTTAGGGTCTTTAAGCCTTCGGTATTTATCATCTGTCAAAAGAGGGGTTAACATTTCACTGTAGTAGTCTTTGACTTTTTTTGCGTATAAATCAGCAACAGCTTCTAAAAACTTTTTACCTACCAAATAAAAATCGTGTTCTTCTGTAAAATCCTTTTGCAATTCCTTATTCAAAAAAACAGGTTTAAATAGTCGTTTTGGAAATGAATCAACGTATTTACCTAATTCATAAAGTTTTGTTTGAGCCACATCATATACGCCAACATAACCCATATCATCCATTGGCTCGTTCTTGTACAAGTACAATTCTTCTTTTGTAAAGTTTTTTATCTTATCATATTCCTTTCTTGGAATTGATGCTATGTAATTTATATACCCCATATAAGATTATTTATTATACACTAATTTACTAATTATTTAACTGATTAACAAGTTTTTAACTTAATTTATTTAAAGTTATATCTCAACTATTAAACATAAGTACACTTCTAAAATCATCAAGTACCATAGCTATAATATTCTGCCTAAAACTTTCCTCCATTTCACTCCAACTCATACAATGAATAGACGAATAAACATCATACCTCTCTTTAGATATAACTACTTGTGATATCTCAACACATTTATCAATTGTACATATTGAAAAATGCGTATTTGGCTTTAACATTTTATGTAAAGTATGTGCAACTGCTTGAATCTGAATATCAATAGTTACATCAGATTTATCTAATCCGCTACCCTCAAGAATCTTATCAACATCCTCATATAGACTGTTTATTGATCCCGCCTTTCTAATTTCAAATCCAAAACTTTTCATTACTTATTAAATTTTGATTCAGCTCCACAATCCTTGCAATACATTTTTGCATAATCCCAAAAACCTTTTATTGATCCTAACTGATCTTCTGTAGGTGGAATATCTTCATTATAATTCGAAGTCCAATTATGGTATTTAAATAATTTACAACTAATTAACCTTTTTATCTTTTTCATATCTCAACTATTTCGTAATTATCAAACTCTTTCGGGTCAACCATAACATTAACACCTTCCTTTGCTAAAAACAATTCTCCGTTTCTAAATACACAATCGTACTTGTAGTGATTATTGTTTATTTTTACCCAGTACTTTCTATTAGCCGCAAATCTACCCTCAACAGGTTTTTGAATCCCTCTTTTTATTTGCCATTTCTGAACCCAAACAGGGAGAACGGTAACGATGATAAAGGCAATTACTAGTAGTAATGCTGCTACTGTTAAAACCAGTATTGTTATACTTTCTGAATCTTTCATGTTGTTGTTTTATAATCAATAAATTTTTACCGTGTCATCATCTAGCATTACTGGCAAAGTTTCAGCGTTTTCTTGAAACAATGGTGAACTTGGTATTATATGTATTTGCTTTTTACCTAAATCACCATTGCAATGAGGGCATTTGCTGTTTTCTACTAATTCAATTCCTACCGCTCTACGGTCTGTTTCATAAACTATCTTTGCCAGTTGTCCTTTCCAAAGTAAATAATCTCCTAATTGTGGTGCTTTCATATGTTTCCATTTTTTTTGTTTAGTTTTTTATCTTCGTTGAATTTTGCCAAAACAAATTCTTCATCAAGTATAAAACCTTTCCATGTATACTCCCTAGTAATCACCTCTCTTAAGTGTTGTTTTTTAAGCCAATCCTCAAACTCACTGCCTTTTTTACTGTTACTAACCATAGCGGATTCCTCACATATAATTTTACACATATCACTAGGTGGGCACTTTAACTCGGATAACTGTTCGCTTTGCTTCGCAAAAAAGGGTGTACCTAATAATTTTAACTTAGCTTGGTGGTAAGATTCCATCTTTTTTAATAACTGATATTCGTCAAGTCTTATATCATATCCATTAGATACTGATTCTTCAATTTCTTTATCTGTACTTAATAACCATTCTTTTGCTGTCATTATTTCTGTTTATTTAATCGTTAAAATTCCTGTACATTCCCTAAACCTCTAACTCACCTACCTCTCAACTTTTCACGGTTAAACTTATTATTTGCCTTAACACTAACTTTAAATATCTCGCTGTTGTGCCTTTTAAGGGTTTCAATCTCTTTGTTTTTAATGCTGATTTCTTCGTTTAACTTAACCTCGTTAGATGTCATGTAATGAATAGAACAGATAGCGCCTATTCCGAATCCTATAAACCCAACAAGTAAAATGGTAGTTGCGAAATTTTTAAATGATATCCAGTAGTATTTGTCTTCGTTGTTCTCTGTATGCATTTTAATTCGTTTTAAACGTTTATAATTTCAACCCCTAATAAGTGTTAGCTTTTTAGTTAAAGTTCAACAGAGAGCTTGAAAACACATTCAAACCCTCTGTTTAGGTTTTATTTTGCAGCGTCTTTAAATTCCTTACACGGCTTAAAGGTTACTAATTTGTGAGCTGGAATAAACACAGACTTGTTTCTTGATATGTCTCTACCTAACTTACTTGCTCGTTGTTTTAACTCGAAAGTACCGAAGCCTCTTAAATAGATATTTCTGCCTTTAGTCATGTTTTTCTTTGTTACTGTCATGAATGCTTCTAATGCTGATAAACAAACGCTACTTGTCATTCCTGTTTCTTCAACCATTCCTTTTACTAATTCAACTTTTGTCATTGTTTTTTGTTTTTATTTGTTATTAATTTATTTTTACTTTGGCATGAAGGAATAATCTTCATGACTTGATGTATCGGCAAAAGATTTCATACCGTACAGATGGATATGCGCCTCACCTAAAGCTTTCTCTGCTTTACTTAATTGATCTTGATTCAAAACTTTATAGAATATCTTCTTTCCTCCTGTGAATTTTAATTTCTTAATCATAGGCTTGTTTTTTAGTTCTGATTGAAATTTCAAATTGATTTGTGATAAAATCTTCTCGAGCTTCCATTCACCGTCATACCTTGGGTCAACACTTTTTAACCTCCCGATATAAGGGTTTAATTCTTCAACTGTAGCACTGTCTGTTTTTGAAACCTTATCTTTGTCGAGTAGTTGGCAAAATATAGTTTTTGCTTCTTCAGACGTGATACAAGCAACATATCCAACCTCTTCGTAATTCAATCTTAAATCTTTCATTTTATTTTGTTTTTTAATCAGTATATTTAATACTTCAGTTCTCAATTTTCTTTTTTACGTCTATCAACACCAGTAAAAGCTATGATATTAAACATTTCAAAAAGTCTAGATTCTGCTCTATTGCCATATCTTTTCATTAATTCCTCTTGACCATAATTTGAAGTCATAAATGTTTTTTTTCCAGTTTCAATAAATAAATCATGTCTTTTTTGAAGTACAACCCTCATTAGTTCTGACTGGCCGTAATGACTACCAACCTCTTCAGTTCCTAAATCATCAAAATACCTCTGTCCTACAAACATTCTTTGAATAGCTTCAATTCCTCCCTTGTTGAATTCATGGACAATTTCATCAGAACATGAGAATGAAAATTGATTCTCAGACACTCTCAGCATTTGGTTAAGCTCATGCATAACACGAAACACAAAAGTCTTACCTACTCCATTACCGCCAAGAACTAGCAAACCTTTAGATAGATCGGCCTGCCCCTTGTTCAATATTATTTTTGAATCGTAAAAGCTTTTATTCCTAGCGAAGTATCGTAAAATAGTACCGTAAAAATGAGTTTGTTCTTCATTGTTAAGCTTGAAACTTTTACCTTGTTTGAATAACATTTCATTTGATTTTTGTTTAAAATCGTGGTGTAAAAACTTCATGTATTCATCATTCATAACAACCTCTCTTGTCTCGATATCACTACAAACACCAAACCTATCAACCTGTAAATCCATAGTCTTCGTTTGATTTTTTTGGTTTATACTGCCCTGTTTTTTCTTTTCCTGTTGAATCCATTTGGATAATGAAGAATTTGTAATATTTAATTCCATCCCTGTTGTTCTTTCTCAGTTTCATAATTGATAAAAATTGGTTTTTCCAAAAATTATCTGACCTAGCCCATTTAACAATTTCAATTATTTTTTTGAATTCTAATTTGTCAATCCGATTTAACCTGTCAATTTCATCCAACCAAAGACTTTCTTTTTTTGGAGGAATTGGAAAAAGATTTTTTATGTCGTGAAAAGTTTGAAAAACTTCTTCGCTGTGTTGACGGGTTATATTGTTCTTTGTTATATTGTTTAAAGGTTTATTTATACTAACAATGCTTTGACGTTGCTTTGTACTGTGCTTTTGCAGTGCTTTGTCTAGTGCTTTGGTAGTTGCTTTGGTATTTTTTACAATAGCAACTATGTTACTTGAGTACTGATTTTTTGAAATTTCTATCATTTCTATGAAACCCCAATCAACAATTTCACGTAAAGCTTTAGAGTACGTTCTCCAATTTTTTATTCCAACGGCCTCCATTACCATTTGACTAGGTAACCCAAACTTATCCTTCCAGCCTAGCCTGTTGCAATGTTCTATTGTAAAAAAATAGATAGCAGTGTGTACTGGCTTAACCTTTTCAGGGTTTGAAAAACAGAAATCAAACCAATCTCTTGAAAGTTCGTAGCTAGTCATAATTAACCCTCCAAGTCTTTTAACACATTGTTATATATGTCACAATATTCCTTATAACTTGTTTCAATAAAGTTTTCATGGCAAACCAAACCATTGTTTATCGTTCTGTTTGAAACCCCATATCTAACGTTTAACTGAGGTATGGAAAAACCACAATCAAAAGCTATTTTGTAAAGTATATACCTTAATCTAGACCTCTTATGAGACCTTTCTTTTGAAAATAAAGTGCTGCCACACCCTCCGTGAGCAACTATTAATTCTTCAGCTCTCTTTACTTTTATTAAGTTTTTCTCAAGATTATCTATAGATTTCTTTAGGTTTTCTATATTTGGTTCTGAGTTGTCAAAAACCAATTTCAAAGCCTCCTTTTTTATGTCTTTAATTAATGTCATAACTTAACTTATTTTATTTTTAAATTACTTTCTAACTAGTGTCTTGACATTATCATCTTTTAATATTGACACTTCTTTAGTTATACAATTAAACAATATTTCTTTTAAAAATAAATAGTAATTTTCTCTTGCTGACTCTGCTGACCATGCTGCTGACCTTGCTGACCATGCTGCTGACTCTGCTGACCTTGCTGCTGACTCTGCTGACCCTGCTGACCTTGCTGACCATGCTGCTGACTCTGCTGACCATGCTGCTGACCCTGCTGACCATGCTGCTGACCTTGCTGCTGACTCTGCTGACCTTGCTGCTGACTCATTAATTATATCAAACGGGACA